CATTAAAAGTCTCCTACACTTTCTAATAAATTATTCAGTTTATGAGATATCATGTAATCTAATAAACTGATTTTAGTTTGAACAGGCCGTGAATAGGCCTCTAAAATCTGTGATTCTAAATCGTCTGGAATTTGACTCAGATCAATTAATGTTTTATTTCTAGTCCAGTTGTCTGTCCATTCGGTTCCTGTAATAGATCCTAAATTTTCAAGTATTTCTTTTCGCTTTTGACGAGTCAATCTATTTTGTCGTTTTCCTTCTGTCATAAATGTATCATCATCTGATAGGATATTGGGTATTCCATCTCCTGCATCTCCTTCCAGAATGTGGTCTAGTAGATATTGCTTGGGAGATTCACATCGAATAAAGTCTTTCTTTATAGTACTGTATTGTTCTACTTCTGGATAAATTTGAAGTTGCTGAAAGTCATTATCGTTTGATACTATTAAAACAGATTCTGTCTGATGGTGGTGCTTTGCCAACACAGCAATAATGTCGTCTGCCTCTGCGCCTGCGATTCTGATATTTTTATAGGGCAGAACATCTAATATTTCAGATCGAACAATCGACATATTTTCATATATCTCTGTCCAATTTACTCCAGAGGTCTGTTGCTTTTGTTTCCTGTTTTGTTTGTAATACGGAAATTTATTCTTTCTCCAAGACGGACCTGCATCGTTACATACAACTATTTTTCCGTATCGATTTCCAAACTTTTTATTGATAAATCGATATGAATTAAATACCAGATGTCTTATGAAATCTGTATCCATTACTGGATTAGACTTCATGTTTCGAAATATACTGGCAATCAGTAATTGACTATTGTCTACTAGAATCATAAAACGATCATATCATAAAAATTAAAAAAAGTCAATGGGATATCCAATATGAATTATTTTTAATATTTTGAAATACGTATTCTTTATTTGTTATTGTGTTGAACCATCTATCCCCAGATCGAAGATATCCTGTTGGTTTAGTCATCGACTGAACTCTTCTATTGGGTATATTACGCAATTCGTTCCAAACAGCAGACTTTTCAAATGGTTCATACAAACTAGAAACGTCTTCTGATGCGTAATACAATCTGTCATTATACGCTACAATTTCATTTTTTAGATACTGAATTATTTTTCCATCATGATCTATTTTTTTAAAATATTTTATCTTTGAAAAATCTATATCTGTTACATCCAACGGAGAATCAACTAATTGTACATCATTATTTTGTTGATTGGTTTGTTGATTGGTTTGTTGGATCGACGAAATGGGAATCTGCGGAACTGCAGGGGGTATAAATGCAGATGGACCCATCATATAACTCATGATATTTTATTTATACAACTTAAAATAATACAATCTTGATTTATTCTTGTTTTTGCTTGTAATTCTTTTGTTTTTATATTATCCCAGAGTCTTTCCATAAACTTTACATTTGTTGGATTTATAGCATTAAATGCAGTTTTGGGATTTCTTATTTTTTTCTTTTTGCTATTATTTTGATCTATATTGATCAGTGTGGATCCTTTTACAGATGCACAATCAGATTGATATCTATAAATAAATCTAGTTTTTGTATTATAAACAAATATTATACAAGATCCTATAATATCTATAGGATTCTGAGATCGCAATCCCAGATCAGGTTCTTCTAATTTATATTTTAACTTTTTAACTAACTTGTCTGGAGTTTTGGGTTTTGTTTTTCTGATAATCTTTGTTTTAACTACAAGACCAGATTGCAAACGTAACAACAAATCTTGATAAAACTCTAGTAAACATTTTAATTGTTTATTATTAAGATACGAATAGGCTTCTACTAATTGAAGATCTTTTTTGTTTTTTGCTAACTTTATTTCTTTAATATTTCTTTCTAAGATATCCTTCATTTCAGTTTCTATGAGTTTTATTATACCACTACTCAGAGCACCCGTAAACGTTTTAAAGTCTAATTGAGGTCTTTGGTTTTTTTGAATCACAGCAACCTGATTATCCATTGCGTTCAATATTTCTGATGTAGTTTTCTGTACAAAATATCTTTCTTGTACTGATTTAGTTTTTCGAATTTGTTCTAATTCCAATCCTCTTTTGCCATCTAGACGTATAAAATTTTGAATTCCGGATTCTAATAAATTTTTTTCTGTCTCTGGAAGACGAATACCGTCTTGTTGTATTATAAGATATAACCCTACTGGTTTGAAGTTTTTAGAATGAATAGTTTCTAAATTAGAACAAGATTTATTATTTGTCTTTAGATATGTTATTACGGTTTCTTTGCAACTTTGATCTGTAGTTTTTTCATTGTAATATAAAAACTTCCCGTAAAATTCGTTGTCATATTCCTTTGTGCCGTATTCTGCACTTTGTGGAACTACAGGACAGGGTGAAATTGATTTGCGTTTTCTTGCCATGATTCCAGTATATAGAATACCTGACTATAGTCAAGTAGTTAATTTGAGATCATTTTACTAAAATTTTGTTTCTTTTCGAAAGAAACCACATGTTGAAATTTATCCATGAGTTGATCGGCTTTATGACTTATGATATAAGTATTGGCATTTTGACTCACAGTTTTAATTAGTTTAATTAGTTCTTCTGTTCCAACTACATCCAAAGAAGAATCAAATACCTCGTCTAAAATTAACAAATTACAATTAACACTATTTTTAGCTTTAGCAATTTCTCGCCATGCTAACAATAAAGAAAGATCTATTCTCATTTTTTCTCCTTCTGAGAAATTTTCATAAGAAAATTCGTCTCTATTTCTACTTTTTATTTGTTCATTAAAATTTTCGTCTAAATGAAATTGAACAAAGAAATCCATAGATCTTAAAAATTTATTAATATATGTGTTAATATGAGGCAAATAATATTTAATAATTTTACTTTTAACACCAGAGTCTTTTAGTAAAGAATATACACATTCATCGTATATTGTTTCTTCTATTAAGCTTTGTTTTTGTTTTTCTAGTGCTTCGATCTCTTTACAAATAGATTCTAATTTAGATTTTTCTTGTTGTAATACTAATCCTTGATTTTCTTTTTGTTTTTTCTTAGATTGTAGTAATTCTATTTGATGTTCAATAGAATCTATTATGCTTTCTTTTTTACCTTGAAGAATTTGAAGTTCTGTAATAGTGTCTATTGTTTTAGAAATTCTTTCGTGGACTGTATTAAGTTTAGTTTCTTCTTCTAGTAAATCAATCAAAGACTTTTCTAATTTTTTGTGTTTTTCTTCGTGTCGTTTTATTTCATTTATTTTAAATGTTTCTTGTATAGTTTGACTACACATAGGACAAGAGTCGTTCTTGTCGTAAAATTCTATAGTCTTTTTTGCAGTTTTAATACTAGTTTGAAACTTATTATGTAAATCTTTTGCTCGTTGTAGTTGTTGTTTAACTGAATCTTTATTCGTTATTTCTTGCTTGGAAGATTCAATTTTTTTATTTAATTCTTGCAATTCTGTTAATAAAACTTCGTGACGTGTTTCTAAATTATCCAATTCTGTTTTAAACTCTATTTCTTTTGATTCTTCTGCCTTTTCTAATGAAGTAACATATTGTTGTTGTGTTTCTTGTTTCGCCTGTTGAATTTCTATTCTGTTACTGACTCCTTTTGCAGATTCTTTTAACTGCATAAGTTTTCCCTTCAATAAAACATTCATGTTAGAAAATACATCAATATCTAAAATATTTTCTATTACTTGTCTTCTATCTGCAACACTGAGTTGCATAAACGGAACAAACGATGAACTTCCCAGAATAACTACCTGAGTAAAGGTTTTATAGTTCATTCGTAGAATAGATTCTTCTAAAATCTTTTGATAATCTAGACTGTTGGAATCTTGATTGATTAATTCCGAATTTTTATAAATTTCAAAGATCTTTGGATTTAATCCTCTTTTAATTAAGTACTCATCAGTACCTTTAGAAAATTCTACTTCCACAATACAATTTTTAGTATTAATGCTGTTTGCCAATTGAGATATATTGACTTTCCTGAAAGGTTTTCCAAAAAGTCCGTAAGTTATAGAATCTAAAAAAGCAAAAGATTTTCCACTACCGTTATTTCCGTAGATTAAAGTAGTTGAATTTTTATTTAACTGTATTGTTGTAAACGAATTACCGAACGATCCAAAATTTTTAAACTTAACCGTCTTGAATATTATCATCTAATGTTTTCTCTGGAACAACCATAGATCTAAACTGTATTTGTTCTTTTGATGTTTCCATCATCTTATTATATAAACTATTATTGGCTTTTAATCGACTAGAAAATGGATTTTCCCTGCCGAGTGCGAGATGTTTTTGACTAAAAACATTTTCATTTACAACAGAATCGACAGTGGGTCCTGTTTCTCTTGGACTTTTTTGTTGACAACTTGAACATCCCCCTGTTTTTGGTTTTTCTAAACGAAGATTCCCTTCTCTGAGAGATTTTGCATATCCGTTTCCGTAATACCAAAATATTTCTTCTCCTTCTTCAATATTTCTTAGTGCTGCTATAAACATCCTTTTCATTGCTTTATCAAATATCCAATACGCATTTGGTGCATCTGAATGATTGTATATCATTGCATTTCCTGTTGGCATAAGATATGTTGGTCCATTTTCTGCACAAACAGGATCTGCTGGTTCGC